ATGGAATCATCATCTCATACTGTGGTTTATCATTTAATGTAGGTATCATTCATTGCTCCATAAGGGTCTAAAATCTTTTAGTTCACTTTCTTCATCGGGTTTTATTATATTTATGCTCATAGTTACGCAACCCATTGTCTCGACTTCCATGGCTTGTTCATATCTTCTCTCAGCATAATCTAAAGCTCCAGCCATCAAGTTTGTTTTATTTCGTTGAAAAAATAATTCACAGTCAACATAGTTTTCAAACTGAATTCCATGGCTGATTGCCTGTTCATGTTCGGTTCCTCCAACATATGTTAAAATGCTATATAGCACTATAAATGTTTTTATCATAAGAAACTCGCCTGTATAAGTTTTAATTCGTTTTGTGGTATTGGTTCCCAATCAGTGTAAGATATCTGCACATTATATCTAGCGATATCTTGTACTATGTTACCCATTTCTACTGGGTTTAATGTTGTAGGAAACGCTTCTATGATTTTGCAACCGTATATCTCGTTCCCTTCGTCATCTAGTTGAAAAATCCTAAAATCTCTTTCATAAGTGTTTTTATACTTTACTTGCTGTATGTTATAAGCTACAGATTTTTCTGCCCATGATTCAAAATATCTCTTTACGTTATAGTTATTTGTTAAATAGAATGTTAAAGAAATATCATCTACAGCGTAGCCGTTCACCATCTTATCAAACTTTATACCTATCTGTCTTTCGTTTGTTAGTATTTGCTTACCTGGAAGATTTACTGTATCACACAAGAAATTTAATTCTGGTCCGTCTATATCATCTAAAATACCAATGACGGGTAAGACAACTTTATACTTATTGGCTTTTGCTAATCCTACGTCGTCTACTAGAGACTTAAAATCTGATATGTTTAAACTCATATTGCTAACCTCGAATCTTTGTAAATTGAACTGGCACTTCCTTTCTGCCAAGCTGCAGTCGGTAAAAACGTTGCGACCTCCCATTCAGGAGCAGGTACTCTTGCAAATCTACTTTTTACGTGAGCTCCTAAGTAATGTTTAACACAAGGTTTAAAATATTTCAATTTAGCTGAAGACTTTAACATCCTATATCTTGCATTGAAAGTTGTAGTGTCATTAAAAGAATTATCAGAAGTTAAGTCCATAAGTCCATCTAAAAACTTTGCTCTCAGTATAGGTGGAAGATAGTGTAGGTTTAGTCCTAAAAAACCACCAGGTCTCCTTTCAATTACAATTGCTAAAGGAAACGAATCGTAATAAGGTAACGTTTCTTTATGCTTTGGATCATAATAAAACATGTACATCGAACCAATAGCTTGGCGAGCAGTCAGATCTAATTCTTCCTGCTTCATTAGTTGGTTAGTATTTATTCTTCCTAGACTTGCTGCCTTCTTTCGAAACCATTCTCTGGATTCTTTTGTTCTTGGTGTAATACCAGCTCTAAAAGCTTCAATCTCTAGTTTTTGAAATAAGTTTGCCATACCACTATTTATATTCTTTTTAGTGGTTTTAGCTTCTTCATTTTCTTCCACTTAGGAAGTATACCCATTTCTTGTAGTGTTTCTTCTGTCCAAACTTGAAAATCCCACCCTCTGTCTTGTGCAAAAGTGTTAGCTGCTTTCCACTTATTTACGTTCTTTATGTAGGTTAATCCTTCATTGATGTATCTTTTTGTTTTCTTTCCGGTGGCTGTAATTTTTGGTGGAGCTGTTTCTTTCTTTGGTTTTATTTCAACAAGAATAGTTCTTCCATCTTTGTAGTCTATTCTTAGATCAATAAAGTACCTGTGATACTTTTTGTCAACCTCATAAAAGTAAGGAACTACTGTCTCTTCACTTGACCACTTTTTTACATTTGGATTCTTATCGCACCAGTTAAAACACTTGGCTTCCCACATCGACCTATAAATAACATTGTCTGGGTCACCTCTGTATTTTGAGCGGTGATGTACTCTATATTTCCCTTGATATACTTTCATCGTGTTTTCCATATAAATACTATTAACTATATTCTACTATTTATTGGAAAGCTACGATGCAATTTAACAGAACAGAACTGTACGATATAAAAGGCTCTAGACTATATTATCCACTAAACGATACGAGAAAGTATGGAGGAAGCATTAGTTTTCGAGCTTTTGAAACTATTCCTCCAGCTAAATCGGATGTTGTTGGGTTCTTAGGTGATTTTAAAAAGAGAGCCTCTGACATAGATCTAAAGCAGGCTAATGAAGATGCTGTAATAGAACCTGCTACATATGACAATAACTCAGTTCAGGAGATAGCGTCTAACACTGCAAACAGAACTCAAGTTGTAGATACCTTTGAAAGTGTTTCATTATATCTTCCACCTAATATAGTTGTTACAGACAATATAGATTATAATACAAACGTTCCACTAGGAATATTTGGCTCTATTGTTGAACAGACTATGCAAGGAGGAGGCGGAGCAGCTGCAGGACTAGGTAACGCAATAATGGATGCAGGAAAATCTGTAGTTGATGCGGTGTTCGGAAGTGGTGAAGGTCAAGGCGCTGATCTTGCAAGAACACAGTTATCTAGATTAGCAGGTTTAGCACCTGAGGGTACTGAGGCTGCAATAAGAAGTGGACTACAAACAACACCTAATCCAAACATTAGAGCTATATTCAAGTCGGTTAACCTAAGAGACTTTGTCTTTCAGTTTAAAATGCTGCCTAAGTCTCAAGAAGAAGCCGAGTGTATAAAGAAAATAATCTACTTTTTTAGAAAAAATATGTATCCAGAATCTATTCCTATTGGTGATATATCTGCGGGTTATAAGTTTCCAATGAAATTTGATATTCAAATGAGATATGAAAGAGAAGTAACTGAAGAGCTTCGTCTTACATATATGAAGGACAGTGTTGCAACTCTTTTGAAAAAATGTTACCTAAGAAATGTACAGACTAATTATAACCCTGCAACTATGGCTATGTTTCCAGATGGTAATTTTCAAGAAATAGATTTAAGCTTGGTATTTGTTGAAGAGCAAACTCTAGACAGGCAAGATATACAGAAAGGTTACTAATGTCATCATTCTTTACTTCATTCCCCACAATAGGATATAAATTTGGTAGTGAGAGTAGCGTTTCTGCTTTTCATGATTTAGCAGTCTATGTTGATATTATCTCATCACTAAAGGATCAGACTACTGCTTACGAATATTTTAATATAAAAGATAATGACAGACCTGATAATATTTCTAATTTATTGTATGGAACTCCTAACTATTACTGGACATTTTATATTCTTAATGATGGTTTAAAAAGATCTGGGTGGCCTCTTCCGTATCTTGACTTGCAAGAACTTATAAAGAAAAGATACCCAAACAGAACAATAGTGCTAAGAAAAATATTGAAAGATGACTTTGCAGTAGGTATGAATGTTTATGGAGTCACATCGGCATCAGGAGGAGTTATTATTGCTAGGAATCTTGAGCTTGGACAAATCGTAGTAAAGCCTACAAATAATAAAACTTTTATTGCAGGTGAAGTTCTTCAAAGTAATGTAGGACTAGATGGACTAGCTGATGGATCTGGTCAACCTGTTACTAATCATAATATTCATTCTACAACATTAGAATATTTGAGTGCACATCACTATGAAGACACCAGTGGAAACTATGTTGATATTGATCCTGTAAATGGACCAGGAGCGAGTTTAGTAGAAGTAACTTATCAAGAAAGAATGAGAAAGAAAAACGATTCTTTGAGAAGAATGAAATTTTTTAAACCAAACATCGTAACAGAAATTGTTAAAAAGTTTGAAGATGAGCTTAAGTAATGCCAGACATCGATTTTTACAGCACACCATACAAGTATAGGTTTGATAAAATATCAATCACTACTGAAAGAGGTGGTGGAAATGTATTTAATGTTGAAAGAGTCGTAAGTGAATTAAATATATATGAGCACTTAGATAAACCTTTCCTCACCGCAACGTTAGCTTTAAATGATATTGATCCTAACGTTAGTCTTTCTAATGAGATACATTTTATGGGTACAGAAAAAGTATCGATAGAAATAAGAACTTATCCAGGAAATGAATTTAAAATCACTAAAAATTTTGTAGTTAGTGAAGTACTTAAATCTCAAAAATCGAATGATGATAACGAGGTTTTTTTACTTCATCTTGTAGAGGACTGTGCATACGTATCGAGTCTTATGAGAGTTACAAAGGCTTATAGAGATAAGAAAGAAAACATAATAAAGTCACTGATTGAAATGACTGGAAGAGAAGTATTATGGAATCCCGATAAACTTCCAGTAGGAGATAAACTTACACGACTCATCGTTCCTAACTATACACCTTTAGAGGCTGCAAATTGGGTGAAGGATAGAATACATACCGAACTTGGATTTCCATATTTTTTATATTCAACTATTGCAGATGATAATATAAGAATGCTAGATCTAGAATCTATGTTAAAAAAAGATGCTATAAATGAAACACCCTATTCATATACTTTAAACTCTGATCAAATACCTAATACAAATAGATCTACTAAAAACAAAAATGATAGGACTAATATAATTGATGAGGCCTCATTTGTAATTAATTCATATAGTGTCGAAAGAGTAAACGATCATTTGAACATGGCTAGAAAAGGTTTTACTACATCAAAATATAATTTTATTGATACAACGTTTGGTGATAATCTAGAATTTAAATACGAGGTAGTTGATACTTTTTCTAAAATGATAAACGATAATGTTTTAAGAGACGCAACAAAGTATCCTATATATGATTACTTAGCAGAATTTAATAATCAAAAAATACATGAGTATGATACAAGAGAAATAACTCACTTTGCAACTTCTCGACAGTTTAATGATTTCTTTGAATCTGAAAGTTATCATGAAGGTAGAAGTGAAACAGAACATAGAGCTAAGGTTGTTGCAAAAGCTTTGAGATGGTGGTTAACTAATTCATCTATGAATATCACTGTTCCAGGTAGAAATTTTATGCAGGCTGGAGATAACATGACTATTGGTAATATTATAAACGTGGCGTTTGCAGCCAATGTTGGACCAGATAGAACCATACGTTTAGAAGAATTAAAAGACCAACAGAAATCAGGAGATTATTTAGTTTATACGGCAAGACATAAGTTTTCAGGCGAAAGATATGATGTTAATATGACACTGTCAAAACTTGGAACACCTGCTATGGGTAGAGGATCCTACTAATGATAGATACGTGGAGAACAGATGTAAGTCCAAAGTCTTTGTATTCAGATTATGCTGGAGCTGACACTGTATGGTTTACAGGAAAGGTTATAAGTAATAATGATCCTATGAAACTTGGAAGAGTTCAAATAAGAATTTTTGGAATGCATAGTAATGATATAGGTGAAGTACCTACTAACGCTCTTCCGTGGGCGCAGACTTTGAATAGCGCTGGAGGTGGAGTATCTGGAATAGGAACATTTAGTTCAATGATTCCTGGTGCGTTTGTTTTTGGTATATTTTTAGATGGAAGACACGCACAGATTCCTTTTGTCATTGGCTTTAGTGAAACTTTAGAAGGTCCTTCAAATACACAAAAAACAGATCCTACAGCTCCTATATTTCCAGACAGAGATAAAAACAGAGACCCAATAGATACTCAGACACCGGTTGATATGACAGATGCTTTAGAAGGAGGATCTAATGCTGAAAAAATATTTAACTTCTATACATCAAATGGTTTTACTTCTGAACAAGCATCAGGGTTCATAGGTAACTTCTTTGCTGAATCTAACTTAAATCCAGAAGCCTTGAACCCAAATGATTTAGGAAAACCAGCGTTTGGTCTGGCTCAGTGGAGAGGTGATAGACTAGAAAATCTAAAGAGTTGGTCAGAAGGTAGAGGTTTAGACTATAGAACATTAAAAGCACAGCTGCAGTTTTCTTTACATGAGTTAAGTGGTACAGAAAGAAATGCAGGTGCAAAGATTAGAAGAGCAGCAACTGCTAGAGAATCTGCATACGTTATGTGTAGGTATTATGAGAGACCTTCGTATGAAATAGTAAATGGAAACTACACTAGTCCTTCT